ATGAAAAAAAGGCTGATGGTACTTGTTTTAGTCACAACCATGCTAATGGCCGGCGTTTTATCTGCCTGTTCATCGAAAGAATCAGACAAAGACACGAAAGACACATCAAAAGCTGCACAGGAAAAAACAGTGCAAAAAAATCACTCATCCGAAAAGAAAAAGGTCGTATTAAATGAAGTGGCACATTCTATTTTCTATGCACCTATGTATATCGCCATTGAAGAAGGGTATTTTGCTGAGGAGGGAATCGACCTCGAACTTGTAACCGGATTTGGAGCGAACTTTTTAGTACAATTTCTATAGTACTCCCGACAGTTTTTAGGCTGTCGGGAATTTTTTAGTATTGTTTAATAACAACAGAGTATCCTTTTGCCTTTAATTCGGCAGCGAGCTTCTCTGCATTTTCCTTGCTGCCGAATGCTCCAACCTGTAATCGATACAACGCGCCAGAGCTCGAACCAGATCCATCACTTGAACTTTGACTCTTATATGAAATACCGAGATATCTCAAGATAGCTTTTGCATAGGCAACACCAAAGGCCTTTTGCTCTGCCACGGTGTCAATGATGTCGTTATCCTTGTCATTGTCAATGAACGCACATTCACATAATATCGCTACCATCTTCGTTCCTCTGGTAAAGGCAAGATTCTTCGTCTTAACCCCTCTGGAATTCTGCCCGATTTTCTTAGTTTCTTCTTCACAATACTGAGCTAACTTCTTCCCTTTTGTGCTTGTAGAATAGTAATAACTTTCTGAGCCATCACCTTTCCCGGCGTTTGTATGGAAAGAAACTGCTACAGAAGCTCCGCATGCATTTGCTTCTTTTACTTCCTGCGACACTGGATCGTTTTCGTCTTTGGTTCTACTGCATACAACTGTTACACCATGCCTTATCAATTCATTGTGACAAGCAAGCATGATCTGCAAGTTAATGTCCTTCTCTTTCATCCCGTAAGCTACTGCTCCCGGATCACTTCCGCCGTGGCCGGCGCTAAGAAATACTTTTGCCATTATAATTCTCCTTTTTCCCTATAATATGAAAGAGGACGATTACTCGCCCTCTACCTCTGGAATGCCTGCTACGCTAGTTAAGATACTTACAATGCCTGCAACAATGGAAGCAGATAATACCATCTTCCAATCTACTGCACTGAGTACTGCCCCTGTTCCAATCACTGCAACTGCTGTCTGCGCCATCGTTTTTACTGCTCTAATTCCTGCGGCTTTGAGCCACTTTTTGGTATCTACAGATACCTTTAATACGCTGTTTTTAAACATGCTATCCCTCCTCTTAGAGTCCAATCTGTGCGACCAAAAGCCCAAACACTGCTCCGATCGCTAGTGTTAATAAGTACCACTTAACCTTGCGCCATGTGGCCCCGTCCCTGTTTTCCAGCTCTTCTAACCGGCTCTCCTGTCGGTTCTGGGACTTAACCAACTGCTCCACGCTCTGTGCCAAGCTGTGCACACTGGTGGTAAGTTCTCCAATTTGTCGCACGGTTTCTTCCAAGTCCGTAAGACGGTGGTTAATTCGCTTATGCTCGTCTTCCATCCTGCGCTTGAACTCTTCGTGCTCTGCTCTATCAATTGGTGTATCCATGTTGTACCTCCTACATTAAGCTATTTACAATTTCAGATACGACACTTTTAAGATTGAAAAGCTTCGGCACCTGTTCTAAAGTGAATGTCCCTGTTAATACTAAGCTCACCCATGTTTTTACTAAAATACTGTCTTTTGAAAATGTCATATTATAAGTCCTCCGTTTCTAATACTCTAAATACAATTTCCTGCAAGTTGCTAATGTTTGGGACACTCTCTTTTGGGTACGTCCCATTTCTTACCAGTTCTACCCACGTTTTCACAATCACACTGCTTTCGTTAAACACCGGCACCACCTCCTTGCATGGACGCAATAAGCATTGTAAGTTCTGCGATTGCCATCTGCATATCCGTGTTGGTCTGCTCTATGGTCTGTTCTGCACTGGCAAGGCGCTCCTCTACAGATTCTCCGACTTTGTTTACCACGATTCCGTAAATCTTCCCGGTGTATTCTTCTGTACGGTAAAACTCAGTGTAATTTTCGTACTCTCCCAACACCTGCCCTCGTTCTGTCACGGTCATTTTCGCGGTCTTGATCGGATCCGTAAACAATTTTCTAAGTTCTTCCGGTGTCGTCCCGGCAACCAGCACTTGCAAACCACCGCCAAGCTCTGTAGCTTTTTGGATGGCAAGCGTAGTACCATCGTTAAATCTTAGCTGCATCTTATCTCCTTTCTGCCGGTAATCTGCCACCGGCAAGGCAATAAAATAAGAGCCTGCATTGGCTCTCTGGTTGACGAGTTACGTATAATTTTTTAGTTACTAAATGGCAAATCTATTATTGAGTCCGGGGGAAATGACAATGGAAGCTATATAAAATTTGGTGATGGAACTTTATTTATGTGGGGAAATGCGAAAATAAAATTCACATTTGCAAGTGGCGATCCAAAATTTGGGGAGTTTTATGTAAGCAGGTCTTACACAAGAAATTTCCCTGTGGAAAGTCTTACACCTTGTTCCGTACAAGCTATACCGTACAATAATAGTTATTCTTTGTTAATGTTAACAACATCCTCTTTGAATAAGAAAGATTTCACTGTAAGACTTATCAGAAGTGGTGGTTCTGATTTTGAAAGTCTTGTATGTTGGCAAGCAATCGGACGGTGGAAATAAGCAGTTACTTGGTATAATCTATGGTAGCTACAAGAGTATATGCGCTTCCCCATGCCACATTGTTATTAAAATGTAATACAGATTGCTGGGTTCCGATGTTAGTTATGCTTTTTAGCCAGGTTCCCCACGAGCCGCCAGTAGCAGAGTATGGCAAGGCATACATTTCAGTGTTATCATTTTTTACTATATGGACATCAGCCCTGAGTATCTTTTTTAAGTATGCGCCAAAAGAAATTGTGCAATCGGCATAGCCGGATGATGGCTTTGAAAAATAAGTCATTGCAGCTCTTATTGTTTTTCGGTATATTGGTTCACCAGAATCTGTAACACCGATTTGCTTTTCTGCTACAGAATAAAGTGTCGGTTTTTCTATTTTGCCATTTAGTAAGTCCAAATTACTCATCACTGGAAGTAGCTTTTTAACCTCTGTGACATTAATCCCATCATAATGTACCTCAAATACAGGGCAATCATCTGTCAAATCTCCATTCTGAAGATTTCCTGCGATATACTCAGGAACTTTTGGGTTTGTTGCATCCGGCGTCCCGATAATCACTACCCACTCGTTTTTCTCAAGCCCAGTTTCATCGTTTCTTGTGTATCGGTTCACAACAAGGTCAATTCTCTTCACCCCTTGGCTTCCGTTCGTGAGCGTTACCTCGTCATAGGTGTTAAGATCCACAAAAGACACGTTCCCATGATGAGACATCATTCCGCCTCTAATCTTAAGCATATTGTTAGATGCTAACTCCGGTTCTAAGTTTTCTCCAGATGTTAAAATATAGCTTCCCTGCCCAACGGTTCCCTCTATGATCTGCCGGAACTGCTCAGATGTCACATGTGGCGTTCCGGTCTTTCCGCTTACTATCTTCATTCTTCATTCTCTCCTTCCAGCTCGTAGATCTTCGATTCTATTCTGTTAGTAACTTCATAAATAATGTTCTCTATTGGCTTCGCCATATACATTCCAGTAAGGTAGTCTCGTCCTCCGACGATATCTCCTATAGATACTTCCAGTCCGAGTCTATCTATATCCATTCCAAACGTCTTTTTGCTACAAAGCTCTAAAAGCTTATCTTTAGACTGGCTCTCTAGCTGGTCTGTCTCTGTGGACGTATTTTCGTAGACTTCTGCAATCTCATCGAGTCCCTTGTAATATTGCGTCTTTTTAATGCTGCCATCTGGATGTACATATAGATGCAGCACGTTTCTTTCCTGCAATTCACCCTTACCAGCAACAATCAGATGATTGACTCCGTTCCTTTTATCGTCCATCGTATAAGTAAGCCCAGAGTCCTTAGACAATTCAATCTCTTTCGAGTAATCCTGAATCGGGACTGCACAGACCGATATATAGCCGGTCGTCCCCTGCTCTCTCCGGTGCCGGATATCTAACCGATACCCTTTGCTGTAGAGCATTTTTGTGACACCATCTAATAACGTACAATATCGGTCAAATTTATAATTGGAAACCGTCACCCCGGTATCTATTGTAGGAACAACATATAAACCGTCAAACTCCGGTTCGATCAGCTCCTTCAGCACTGTATTTAGTTCACCTGATACTCGTTTATAGTCCTGCCCGGGCGGCGGCTGTATGATTTTCTTATCCATCCGCCCACGCCACGTATAGCCTTTTAATTCAATATAGTCGAGGGCTGTGCTTGTAAGCACATTTCCGATAATCCCTCCAAACTCTGTATCGGGGACATATACAAGATTCCCAAACGTCATATCTTCTGTCCAGTATGACCTTGCAATCTGCACCGAGAAAGTCTTGTCTTTATTCGCATCGAAACTGCAGTTTGCATTCATAAGAGGTCTTGAGCCAATTTCTCGATCTCGTGTTGCAAGAATTACCATTTTGCTTCCCTCCTCTGCAGGTAAAGCACCAAGTCAATACCATAATCTCCAGTCCAATTCATTCGAATCATGCCAGATGGAATCTTATTAAAAATAGAGTATTCATAACCTCTTACATCGAATAGGTTCGATATAAGTCCATTATTTAAGTGTTTTACAACTGTCTGCTCCGCACTATTTATCACAAGATATTCCCCAGCCTCTAACGTGGTTAAAACCTCATAAGGATATCCGTTTATTAATACCCTAGGGTTCACACAGGGACCATATATTGTCATTTCAAAATCAGAAGAAATGATATGATCAACCTCGAATACTTCTGATCCCCTTTTCTCGTTTGCGAAATCAAAAGGAAAATCAAACGGGAAATCCAATCCGTCTGCCGCTTTCGCAATAGTCTGTGGATAGAAACTCTTTTTAACTTCTGTGATCCACGAAAGTTCCGGTGCCCAAAACGTTAATTCTACCTCACTGTATACATATCCTTTCCATCCGTTCTTTTCCGTCCGAATAATCTGGCACGGAAGAAATGTATCGTTCACGTACAGTCGTCCAAGAACTCCAACCTCAGAATCGTATGATATCACCCTGTACAACTTTTCCATATTGGATATAAATTCTTCTCGTTTTCCGAAGACATCTATAGATACTGTTTTCTCATATCCATCTGTGGAGTCCTCCCAACTCGAATCGAACCAGTCTGACTCCACAGTTTTAAAAGGTGCCTTGGTCAGCCAAAGCACCTCGCCTTTACTGTTTTTATAATATGCTTTTACCATACTGGTACTGCTCCTTTCGGCAATGGCTTGTCTATCCTGTTTTTATCGAGATAGATCGGTCTCTTCGCCATCTTGTCCGCTGCCTTCATTTGGATTTTTTCCAGCCTGTCATAATCAATATCATTATTATCGAATCCTGGCATACTCTTCACACCTCCTACAGTCTTATCAGAAGTTCTTGCAGACAGTGCAACGTCTACGGATTTCTGTAATCCAGCTACTGCCCTCTGAACTCCGGTACTCATGGACTTGACTGGAATATTCCGCTCAAATCCGATTCCCATTCCAAGAGCCATCATCTTTCCAACCTGATCACGGAATACTCTTGACGGAGAATGAATATCAAGGAAATCTTTTGCAGCGTTCAGCGCACTCTTTGCTGCACTCTTTGCTGCTTCTACGATTGCACCTCCGGCACTTTTCAGACCATTAGCAATACCTTTAATGATGTTAGATCCTACTTCTCCCCAGTTAATCGATGTAAATGCGTTTTTGATTTGTGAAATAATCGATGGAATCTTACTAATCAGCTGAGGTACAGCTTGGATTAAACCTGTCGCCAACATTCCAAGGATTTTTATGCCGGCTTGTAAAATTTTAGGTAGATTGGAAATAATTGCCGTTGCTAACTGCCCGATAATCGTAGGAGCTTTGTTGATCAGTTGAGGGAGCGCATTCACAAGCCCCTGTGCTAATCCCACGAGCAAATCAATTCCGGCATCTATAATCTGTTCAATATTACTAAGCAATGAAGTTGCCAAGGTTAAAATCATATTAACAGCTGTTGGGATTAATGTCGGCAACTGCTGTGCAATTCCGGAAATCAAAGACGATATGATGGCTATGCCGCCCTGGATAATTGCTGGCAGATTCGCTGTAATCGCGAGCATCAAGTTGTTAAGAATCTGACCACCTTGCGCAATCAAATTAGGCAACGCTGCTACAATTCCATTGCAGAAATTAGTGATAACCTCCGGTCCCTTAGTCTGCATCATAAGCAGTATCTGATCTATCTGTGTACCGAACTGGCTGTATAATAAGCCAAGCCCCACGGCTACAACTCCGAGTACAGCCCCAAATCCCATAAGATTTGCAAATGCGGGCATGAATCCGGCTACTTTTCCAAGAACTCCTTGGAATGCTGTTCCTATCTGCCCTCCCCAGGCTCCGATGTACCCACCAAAATCTTGAAATGCGGATGTAATTTTAGGAAATTTTCCGGCTACTGCAGGACCAATCTTTCCAACGTATCCGGAAATCTTAGTCGGTAAAAAAGAGAACGTCTTTCCGATAACACTGTTAAGCTTCGGCGTTAATACTTGAAATGGTCCAACAATTGAACTGCCTAAATTCTTTAGACTTCCACCAAATCCAGTAATTGCTCCCTTGGCATTTTTTAATCCGCCTGGAAACTTACCGATTGCAGTAATCGCTCCTCCTGTGACATCTCCAAGTCCACCAAGAATATCAGAAAATGTTCCGGCACTCTTGCCAATCAGTGAAAATGCTGGGACTGCGCCGACCAATACCCCGGTCAATTTACCGAGATTCATTAGCTCATCCGTAGACATTCCTTTTGTTTTTTCGGCAAAACCGGCAATTGCATCTGTGAAGCTTTTAAGCATCGGAACTTTATTTCCAATTTCATTGATAAATCCAACAAAGCCTCCTGATGCATATGCTTCGTTTAAGTCAGATATAGCCTTAACGCCAACAGAAGCAAGATTTTTTAATGGGACCTCAACAGATTCATAGATTGAAATTCCGAGTCCTTCCAGCCCAGATTTTAATATTGTAATCTGGCCAGCAAGGTTATCTTGCATGGTCGCCGCCATTTCCGCAGCAACTCCATCCGCATTGTAGATAGAATTCTTTAGCTTATTAAAATCTTCATCGGATGCGTTGACGATAGCAAGAAGTCCGGACATTGCTTCTTGTCCAGCAAGAGACGTCGCTATCTGAGTCTGCTCTGCCTTTGATAGACCGCTAAACCCATTACGAAGATCTGCCATAACGGTATCCAGAGATTTAACATTTCCTTCCGAATCCGTTAATGACAGACCTAATGTATCCATTGCAGTCTGCACTTCTTTTGTAGGCTTCGTAAGTCTGCTCAACATCTGCCTCAGAGAAGTACCTGCCTGCCCTGCCTTGATTCCGGAATTAGCCATTAATCCAATGGCCACGCCACAGTCTTCAACGCTGAATCCTAGTGCTCCGGCCACAGGTGCAACATACTTGAATGTCTCTCCCATCATAGAAACATTTGTATTTGCATTACTGGACGCTGCCGCTAGGACATCGGCAAAATGCGTAGAATCCTGTGCTGATAATCCAAATGCTGTCAATGCATCAGTTACAATATCGGAAGTTGTAGCAAGATTTTCTCCTGAAGCTGCCGCCAAGTTCATGATACCCTCAATACCATTGAGCATGTCCGTGGTTTTCCAGCCGGCCATAGCCATGTATTCCATAGCCTGTGCAGATTCTGTAGCTGAGAACTTGGTCTTAGCTCCCATCTCTTTTGCTTTATCCGTCAACGATGATAACTCATCACCCGTTGCTCCAGATATGGCGGACACTTTCGACATTTCTGCTTCAAATGTCATTCCGACTTTAATGGCCGCGGTACCAATCTCACCTACTTTTCCAGCTACCTTGGTCATCGCATTGCCAACCGCTACACCTAGCCCTGTGGTGGCAATCTTGCTGATCTTGCTAACGCCATCATTAAAACCTTTTTCATTTATCTTGGTATCAAAATTCAAATATCCGTCTGCCATACTATCACCCTTTCTGATAGCACGGCTCAACGGCTCACATGTGCTTTTAAATCTTAATATTTATTTCTCTTTTACATTCCCGACAGTTCAGATACACTCCGCTACATTTGGCTGTATCCTCGTAAATCAATAACTTCTTACCACAATAAGGACATCTGTACCATTTTCGTTCTGTCGGGATCTTAATCATATGCTTCATCACGCGAACATATCTCCAATCTCATAATCTGTCATTTTTCTGCGCTTCTTTTTCTTGAGAGCGACTGCCTCTTGAATCTTTTTCACTCTCTTGCGCTCGTCCTTATCTTTAATATCCCGGAGGTCTGTGTTCCGGTACAAAATGCGCTGTTTAATTTCCGTATTGTCTGGAAGTCCGATGAACAACGTCTGAAACTCCCACCAGTGCATATATGGCACAGACTGCAGATCGATTCCATATGCTTCGCGGAATGCACTGTAAATCCAAACCATATCCTCGTCAAAAGAATACACTTGTTTTGGTGGGAGCATTGGCTCATCGGATTCTTCGCCATCCTGCCTCATTGCAAGAAAATCTCCCAGAGCCTCCATTGCCTCTTCCAAATTGTCCGGAATTCCATCTATATACCACTGCAATAATAGTCGGCACTTAATCTGCCACGGGACGTCCTCGTCTTCCACTAACTTCGTGAATCGTATCCATTCCCGGAAATCTGTCTCGACCTCATAATCTTTCCCGTTTACGCATACCGTATTGGGAAACTTATCAATCAGAATATTCATAGCACGCTACCTATTACCATTTTGATAATAACTAATGCTTCCCTTATTGCGATTCTTTCCATGCTGTTTATTGTAATTACGGTTCTGCTGCCTGTTCCCATGCTGCTGAACCATATAACTACTATATTTCTCATTCAGTTTAAGCGCCTCATCATTTTCGAACTTAAGAAGTGCATCTGTGGCATCGAGACATGAATTAAGGCTGGTTCTACCCTGGAACATCTCCTCGTGTGCTCCCTCTCCGATCACCCGGTCGAAAAAGTTAAAATAACACTGACACTGCGCGCGAATAATATCCGCTGTCTTTCCGGTTTTCGGTACTTGTGCTGCTTCATTAGTCATTAATTTCTTTGCTTCGTCCAGATTTTCTAAAAAATCAACATCTGTAAAATCAATCTCAACTTCGAGATTTCCGTATTTAAAAAGGCTCATCGGCTCACTCTCCTATCTTTTTATTAATCTGCTACAAACGTACATGTCTGCCAATTGTCCGTTGTTGTAGCCGTACCCTTGATTTTCTCGCCATTGGCTTTCAGGCTACCTTTGTAGATCAATGCATCAGTTCCATCTCCTGAATTGTCTGGAACAACACTCCAATCACGCTTTCTAGCAACACATGTATTCGGTGTATCTGTCTTAATATCAAAAAGATCTACCACAACGATGCTTACCTGCGCATCAGAGCCAAGTAATTCGTCATCTGTGATTTCTGCAATTTTCTGCTGTACCGGATCATTGGTATAGCGATCAAATTCATAATCGTTTGATGGGGCATAACCCACAACATCTGTTCTCTCACTTTCTTCGTCCACATAATGGCGGCTGTACTCGGAAGCGTTCTTGCTCTCAGACATGGACGTGAATCCTGTCATTCTGGTATATGTATTTCCGTCACCGGCAACGTCCATAAATGCCACTCTTTTGTGTCTTCCGACTAATTTCTTTTTTGTATCTGTTCCTGACATTTTGTACCTCCTACTTATAAATCAATCTGCAAATCATCTGATACCGCCCCAGATCTTCCTCTGTGCTAAATAAATAGCCGGACTGCAACACGTCTACTCGTATAGCATCGTGCCCGTCTAGCTCCGGGAGGATATCGTCTAAATTGTTCTGTTCTGTCCATTCCGCAAAATCCTGATAAAAACCACTGTTGGCAATGCCTGTTCTGGCGTCGCCATCATAAGCTTCTTTCGAAGTGAATGCGAACTGGAATTGTTTCAGGCAGCTCCCATCTACATATCTTTTATAAATAGGATCTGCCCCAATCGGATCAATAGAATATTCCATTCCATTCCCCAGATAATCAATATTAATTCTCCGGTCATCGATATCCGGATATGTCATAACATAATCCCGGATACTCTGGATAATCGGCGTCTTACCTACCTGCAATCTCTTCAGCTCCTTTCAGTATCACATCTTTCTTGCTCGCTTTCATCGTTTCAAACCAATGTGCCTTTTCTTTATGCTCGTAATACTGCCGGCGCGCATAAGGGGCTAGGTATTCAATGTTTCCACTTCCAATCACAGTTCCAAGTTTTGCTGACTTAATCATCATTCCGGTTCTTCGCGGTGTAAGTGGCTCCATGCACCTGATGCACTCAGAATCAACAAATTCCTGTGCGCTTTCAAAGGCTTGTCCCTTTTTCCTTGCAAAACCGGAATTCCACACAATTTCAGCCCTGACACTTCCGCTTTTCGTCTGCCGCGTAACCACGCTCCCTCGCGGAGAAGTAATCTTGATCGTGCGCTTCTGTGCCATCTACTCACCTCCGATACGCCAATGTGGAAAACCTCCAAACCGGTTATCTGACCAGCTTGTCACCTTACAGTGTCTGAGTCTTATCGCTTGTAGTTCTGCCGGACAATCAATCTTAAGATCGCACACACCGAGTACGATATGGTCATCGTTCTGTATCGTCCAATGCCCAGACGGGTTCTCAAGCGCCGCGTACTCTTCCGGCGGAAGATAAAGATCCGCATTCCCAACATTATCAGGAATACGGATCTTATATACATCTGCACTATTTAAACCGGTATCTCCAACGGATACCTTGTGATCAACGTAGACGTGCACGTCCCGGATCACAGTTCGGTTCCATAGATCAAAGCCGGTTTTCTTGTCAAACTTACGGTTATAAATCGTAATGTCTGCATTGGTCAGCATTCTTCCACCCCCGCATACATAAGCCCTGTGTCACCGAGATACACGCACGCCACAGTATAAAGTGATGATTCTAAGGACTTCCCTGTCTCGTAAGACACGGAATAACCATCGTTATTCTCTGATGCCTTGCCAGAACGTTTCTCATCTGCGTAAATCAATTCCGACATTTCACACATCGCGCAGCTGATCAGTTTCACAAGCTCAGAACCATCCCATCCTCCAGATAGATGGCCAAACGTATAACTGTTCAGCAGCTGTTCCGCTTTCAAAGACACCCTTTTCCAATCGCCCTCCGGTATGTTCTTCCCACCATAGATCTCGGTATAAAAACTATACTCTAGCATACAACATCAGCTCCTATTCTGCCGCAGTGTGAGCGTAGATAGCAACTTTCTTATTATCCTTAGCCTCTGCGATTCCAACTGTTCTATAGCCAAATTTCCAAGCATCTGCATCCTGGTTCTGATCCGGTGTGATAATCTTAGACACGGTGTGTTTCTGATTCTGGATTACCGCATTCTTATCTACAATCAGGAAATCGATCTTCTTGCCACCAGCTGTTGCGAATCCACCAGCACCGGAAGCTGTAAGAGTAATCTTGTCATAGAAACGTCCCTCTGGTACTGGAATAACTCCAGCCCATCCGTCAAGCACTTTCTTAGATGCTGTGGTATCGAGGTCCTCAATGTCTCCCTTCAGCTGATTAGAAATAAACAGGTAGCATGTCTCTGGCTTAGCTTCAGCGTTTTCAATAGCCGTCTTTCCTTTTCTGATTGCTACAATTCCAGCTTTCGCATCCGCAATAGCTCCCGCAACTTTATTTGTCGCATAGCCCGCATAAGATGCAAGTCTCCAAGCATCAAGTTCAGGAACAACCTGTGTTCTTAAGAACTCGCCGGACAATCTTCCGAACGCCACACCTGCGGACTCAATGTTATCCATTGCGTCTACGGTGAACATACGTCCACGGTCATAAGTACATTTCTTTGTTTCGTACTCAAGCGTTACGTCACCAGCTACATAACCAGTCTGCTTATTATAGTTCGCAAGACCCTGCATAGACATCTTCGGAATCAAGATCTCGTTTGCATTCGCTCCCTCTTTCACGAGATCGTTCGGGCCGTCCAAAACGGCCGTAAGAGATGCCAGTTTATAAACCTCATCCAGCATAGTAGAATATGCTTTTCTTAACGCGATTGTGTTTGCCATAATTAATTACCTCATTCTTTCTTTTAGTCTTTCTTTGCCGGTAAGCCCATTGCCGCTCTGATTGCAGAGAGATTATCTCCACCGCTGCCACCTGTTCCGCCTGTAGCTCCTACCGGATTAGAAAATGGTTCATCAATTCCAAATAAATAAGCATCAGACTCCTTTACGGTTTCCAATGCTTTCTTAATGTCCTCAGACTGGTTTTTCGATGCTTTCAATGTGTCCATATCCAGCATAGCCATTACTGCCTTTTCGTTACGTCCTCCGGCGGTCTTAATAGCTTCCTTGATTGTGTCGGAAAAGATACGATCTGCTTCTTTGGCAGCGTATTCCGTATCCTTATCCTTTAACTGCTGTTTGAGCTGATCAATCTCGCCTTGCATGGCCGTTGGATCTACATCCTTGAACTTTTCCAAAGATTCTGTTGCTGTCGTAAGTTGGTCTTTGTAGTTGTCACGCTCACTCTCAGCCTTTGTAGTCTTTGCCTGTTCAGCTGCAATATCCTGACCATTCATCTCCATAATTTTGTTTATGGTCTCCTGTTCCAGTCCAAGTTTTTTTAATTCTTCTGTCTTCATGTTGCTTCTCCTTTCATGTTAGGTTGTTTTAGGCGTGTAACCATCCGCCATGAATCGACTGTTTTAGGTCTGATCACCTGACCAAGTTAATTATTTTCATAAAAATAAGACGCGTAACCCTGCGTCTCAGCGGGAGATAATTAGATCACCATACCTTTCCTACATCCTGTTCAAAAAGTTTCATGACAATCCTCCTTTCCTAAAATATAATCTCTCGGAATCTTTAAGCCAGTAAAATCAAGGCTTTCAGATTCCTTTTTTATTGAAATCCCCCACTTTTTGTCAAAAAAACGCTTGACAAATCACCAAAAATTTGCGGCGAAGCCGATTGAATATATTTTATTTTTTCGACTGGAGGCGTTTTTTTGTTACCTGTAAATACTGGCGGTCATTCCGCCTATCAAAACTTTGTTACTGAAAATCTTCGTAAATATTATCCAAATCCTGATTTGATTCCCCGTGCTACCTGGGATATCATTGAACGTTTCTGGCATCTCGACCTTTCCTATACGGATAATCTGCTTCGAAACAAATACTCTGTCTTTGGTCCTAAGCCAAGGACTCCTTCCTGTATGCAGCGTTCCTATCTGCTGTCTATTGATTTTAAAGTAGATTCCATCACTGATTGGGCTGCTCAACTAAAGATCAATCCTCTTTATGCCATCCTCAGCGGTTTTGAATTCGGCGATACTCCCGGCATTGGAACCTTTTACGACTTTTTTGACAGACTATGGAACTCTGAGGATGACAATCTTTCACCTCATGAGCATCCTATAAAAAAGAAAAAAGTCAAAAAACCGAAAACGAAAGGAACAAAAGCAGATTCCATTGAAAAAGTTACTGTTGCAGAACTCCTTCCACAGTTAGAGAACTCACACTTTCATCTAGACGAGCAGCCTTATGCTTCTTTGTTCAGGATTTATAAAAAAGAATTCCTGGATATTTCAGTTTCCAAAGATCTGATCCATCCGGATTCACTTGCGTTAGCCGGTGACGGAACTCCTGTTGTCACTTCACATAGAGAACGTAAAAAACGTATCTGCAACTGCAAGGAAAACGGCATTACCGACTGTAACTGCGACCGCTATTTTTCCCAGCCTGACTGCGATATCGGCTGGGATTCTTCCCGTGACTGTTTTTATCACGGATATGATTTGTACATGCTTGTGGATTCACAGAGTGATCTTCCTGTGTTTCCTCATTTTTCGTGTGCGTCCAAACATGATTCACATGGCTTTTTGCACGCTTTTTTCAGGATGAGAGCATTTCTTCCAGAATATAAAGTTTTAAAAATAATTCTGGACTCCGCACACGATGCAATGCCTTATTATCAATACTTCAAACGCCAAAATATAACACCTTTTATTGATCTGAACGGCAAAGGTGGCAGACCGCCTGTTTATAAAAATGACTTCACCATTGATAAAGATGGTGTTCCCATCTGTCCTGCTGGCTGTCGTATGCATCGTGACGGGATTGAAGTTGCAAAGGGCAGAATGAAATTTAAATGTCCTAAAATGTGCAGGAAAAACAGTTGCATTTCCTGTTCCTGTGAAACACCATGTTCCGATGCAAAATACGGACGAACGGTTCATTTAGTTTTAAATGACAATCCACGATTATTTAACAATCCGCCAAGAAGCAGCGAAGAATGGAAAAAGGAATATAATGCAAGAACTTCTGTAGAACGTTCCAACAAACGAGAGAAAATAGACTTTAAATTAGAAAGCGGCAGACACCGCTCTACTAAGATGTGGTACTGCCGCCTTTATCACATCCTTATGCTTCAGCATCTGGATGCATGGGATTTGCCTAACGAATCCGCCCTGAGAAAGTTGATTCAACGAACGGCATAA